GTTACAGCAAGATGAGCCTGATGACTACGTGGTGGCCACAGGAGAGACATATAGCGTTAGGGAGTTTCTGGATATAGCCTTTGGTCACATAGGCATAAGCGACTGGGATGATCATGTGGTTATAGATCCCAAGTTTTATCGTGCTGCGGAGGTTGACTACCTGCTTGGCATTCCCACTAAGGCAGAAAACAAGCTTGGATGGGTTAGAAAGGTTTCATTTAAAGACTTAGCAACTAGAATGGTAGATTACGATGTCAAAAAGGCGAGACTACAGCGATCCGGTTTACAAGCGGTTTAGATCTGCTGTACTAAAAAGGGATAACTTTACCTGTCAAATGTGTAATATAAAGGGCAAGCGGGTACGTCTTAATGTACACCACATAATGAAATGGAGTTCTGCGAGCACTTTGCGTTACGATGTAGACAACGGCATAACACTCTGTAATAAGTGCCACAAAGAAGTAACAGGAAAAGAATCACATTATATAACATACTTCTCAGAAAAAGTAAGGAGAAACAAGAAATGAATTTTTTCAAAAAAGATAAAGACGACTCTAGTGATAGCAGGTTCTCTAATTTTGATTCGGCCCCCAAGCCAGTCGGAAAAAGTGCATCTGACAAGCTAAAGGAAGACGTAGTGGCTGCGGTTGAGAGTATTAAACCGGGACAAAGACTTACTTTTCCTTTCGCGGGAAACACCGGGGACGAACAAGAGGCTATTGCTGCCGTATATACAAGAAGACTAGAGCTAGGCTTTGATTTAATTGTGGATAACGATGTGCCAGAGATCATTATTATTAGCACTAAAAAAGTGGCACCGGCTCCAGCACCAAAACCTGAGCCAAAAATAGAAGCCGAGGTAGAGCTAGACGTTGAGCCTGTAGAAGAAGAGGACGAGAGTACTGATCTGTAATGAATAATTACACAGTAATAAAAGACACACGAGAGCAGGACGGATGGTTTTTTTCTCCATATGACAAATGTGACGGAATGGAGGTTGGGACGCTGCATACCGGCGATTACACCTTAAAGGGATTTGAGGACGTAGTGTGCGTAGAGAGAAAGGCCTCTGCTTCCGAGATAGCCATGAACTTAGGGAGAAAGAAGAAGCCGTTTCAAGAGGAAATGGAAAGAATGAAAGACTTTCAGTTTTCTTTTCTTATTTGTGAGTTCGACATGGATGATGTTTTAAAATATCCAGAGGGATCTAGAGTCCCTCATAAGGCTAGATCAAAGGTTCGTGTGACAGGAAAGTACTTGTTAAAATGCCTGATGGAATTTCAAATATGGTACGACACTAAAATAATATTTTGTGGAGACAAGAAAAACTCGTTCTTAGTGTGCAACAGCATATTCAAAAGGCTTAATGAGCTGTTTCATACAGAGAACAAGGATAACGCATCAAATGTCAACGAATCGGCCTTCTAACTATGGGGGTAAAAATGAATAAGTATGATGACCGGATTAGTGATATTCATAGCTATGGACTAGATGTAAAGAACAGAGAAATCTTTCTACATAACAAAGAGTCGGATGAAAACCCCGGCGTAGACTACAGAATGTCTATAAATTTCTTGAAGAACATGCGTTTGCTAGAGCTACAGAGCAACGAGCCCATACTCATACATATGCATAGTATTGGCGGAGAGTGGTACTCAGGCATGGCTATATATGATATCATAAAAGCCTGTAAATGTCCGACGACCATAATATCGTATGCTCAGGCTGAGTCAATGAGTAGCATAATACTTCAGGCCTCAGACAAAAGGGTATTGATGCCTAATTGCTTATTCATGTGTCACTACGGCTCTACAGACCTATCGGGAGATTATCTCAGTTCCCATAACTTTGCAGCAATAGATAAGGTTAACATGCAGGTTATGGTTGATATATATGCGGACAGGTGTGTTAAACGTGGTGCTTATTTCAAAGACAGACAGGACTCTTTATCAAAAGTTAAGAGTTATATCAAAAGAAAGATGAAGGACGGAGACTGGTATTTAAATGCTGAAGACGCGGTCTACTATGGCTTCGCTGATTCGGTATTTTCTAGATCGACTAAAATATGAACAAAGACTTTAATTTAGACGATGCTTGGCTTGGTATAGATGTAGATGAATCTACCCTTTTCAATCCAATGGATTTCGTCATGCAGGAATCTGACAACGACGCACTTCTTAAAAGACTATCTTGGTTAATGATGCGTCCGGAGTATTTCTCGTTTGTATGTAAATATGTTCTAAACATAGAACTCTCCCCGTTTCAGGCCCTACTTCTATATGAAATGTGGAACAGAAAGTTTCCAATGCTCATAGGAAGTCGTGGTATGGGTAAGTCTTTTATACTCTCTGTCTATCCTTTGCTCCGTGCCTTGTTTATGCCTAGGCGAAAAATAATTATCGTTGGTGCTGCCTTTAGGCAATCAAAGGTTTTGTTTGAGTATATGGATACAATTTGGAAAAACGCTCCAGTACTTAGAGATCTTTGTACCAATAATAGCGGTCCACGAAGAGATGTGGACAGATGTGTTATGCATATAGGACAAAGTACCGTGACATGCCTTCCTCTTGGCGATGGTAGCAAGATTAGAGGCCAACGTGCTAACGATATTATAGCGGACGAATTTGCATCTATACCCAGAGATATTTTTGAAAACGTTGTTGCTGGTTTTGCTGCGGTTGCCTCTTCGCCAATAGAAAAAGTAAAACAAAAAGCACGAGAGAAAAAGGCCGCAGAACTCGGTATACCAGTATCTAAAAAAGAAGACAAGGGTGCTGGAGATAAGTCCAACCAGATAATATTGTCTGGTACTGCATATTATGACTTCAATCACTTTGCGGAATACTGGAAGAGGTATCACTCTATAGTTTCTAGCGGAGGAAATATTTCTAAACTCTCTGAGGTCTTTGGGGGAACTGTTCCAGACGACTTTGACTGGAGAGAGTATTCTGTTATTAGGATGCCAGTGGACAAACTTCCCGACGGTTTCATGGATGGAGGACAAATAGCAAGAGCCAAAGCTACGGTTCATAACGGCATATATAATATGGAATATGGTGCAATATTTACTACAGACAGTCAGGGATTTTTTAAGCGTAGTCTATTAGAGTCATGCACTACATCACCCACGACTCCTGCCGTTTTGCCCTCTGGAGAAGTTTGGTTTGAAGCGGGTCTCAAAGGAGAACCGGGTAAAAAGTATGTATTTGGCGTTGACCCCGCTTCAGAAGTTGATAACTTTAGCATTGTTGTTATGGAGGTGAATTCCGACCACAGAAGGGTTGTTCACTGTTGGACAACAACTAGACAGCAACATAAAGACAAGCTAAAGTCAAAGATCGTGGACGAAGACGATTTCTATTCGTATTGTGCGAAGAAGATACGTCAGCTCATGAAAGTGTTCCCTTGTGTAGAGATAGCCTTGGATGCACAGGGAGGCGGTATAGCCGTCATGGAGGCGTTGCACGATAGAGACAAGATACCAGAAGGAGAGGTTGCCATATGGCCAGTTATAGAGGAGAAGCCTAAAGACACTGATGACCATGCTGGCTTACATATACTCAGACTGTGTCAATTTGCTAAGGCCACTTGGTTGGCTGAGGCGAATCACGGGCTTAGAAAAGACCTAGAAGATAAAATAGTTTTGTTTCCGTATTTTGATTCTGCCAGTTTAGGAATAGCCCTAGAAGCAGACAAGATGTCAGGAAGAAAATATGATACTCTTGAAGACTGTGTTATGGAGATAGAGGAGCTAAAGGACGAACTGTCGATGATCGTAATGACCCAAACATCGACCGGAAGAGAACGATGGGATACTCCAGAGGTGAAAACCGGAGCGGGAAGAAAGAGTAGACTCAGAAAGGACAGGTATTCTTCATTAATAATGGCAAATATGTCGGCTAGATATATAACGGTAGAGAAACAAATTATTGAGTATGGTGCTTTTGGAGGGTTTGCTGGCCATAATATTTCAGGCTCTTCTGATGAAAAGCTTTTTAGTGGACCAGCTTGGTTTACCGAAAAAACACAGAATCTATATTAGATTGTGTATATCAATACAATCAGCAATATAATTGACAATACTATCGCCGGAGAACAATATAAATGTCCGAACCTCTATTCCAAACATGGGCCAGTGACGCTGAAAAGGGAAAAGTATATGATGACAATGCTTTAGAGGGATATGACGGTGCCGTTTATCGTTCTCAGGCTCATTATGGTTACAACGGAAATAGGCAGACCTATATAGACGTTGAAACAAATCGCTCTGTACGTCCTAGCTTTAGACGATCTGATTATGATGCGTTTAGACCCGGCGAAGCCATTCCAAGCAAACAAAAGCGTATAATGTCTATGTGCATGAATGCTTATGATAGGGTTGGAATTATAAGAAACGTTATTGATCTTATGAGCGACTTTGCTAGTCAGGGTCTTGTGCTTGTACATCCAAATAAAAGCATAGAGAAGTTTTACAGAAAATGGTTTAATCAGGTTAATGGTACGGACAGATCTGAAAGATTTTTGAACTATCTTTATAGAACCGGAAATGTTGTAGTAAAAAGAAGAACCGCAAAGCTCGACAAGAAAAAAGAGGCCCACCTAAAGCGTGCCGCTGCTGCTGATATTGTCATAGAAACAAAAAAGGTCAAAAAAAGAGAAGTGCCTTGGATGTATGACTTTCTCAACCCTGTCGCTATTGACGTTATGGACCATGGGATGCTTGCTGTTGGCAAACCAGAGTTTTATTTAAACCTGTCAAAATACACATATCAATCACTACTAAAGTCCTCAACACAAAACAAGAACAGCTTTAAGACTCTTCCGGCAGATCTGCAAAAAAGAATAAAAGATAATGACCGCAGAATACCGTTAGATTCTAACAGCACATTTTTCTATCACTACAAAAAGGATGACTGGCTTCTCTGGGCTAATCCTATGATTTATGCTATCCTTGATGACATAAATATGCTGGAAAAAATGAAGCTCGCAGACTTAGCTGCACTTGATGGAGCAATATCGAGCGTCCGTCTGTGGACTCTTGGTGATTTCGATCAAAAAATTGTACCAACCAAGGCTGGCCTAAATAAGGTTAGAGACATACTCGCTAGTAATGTTGGTGGAGGCACTATGGATTTGGTTTGGGGTCCAGAGCTTAGCTTTACAGAAAGCCAATCTCAGGTATACAAGTTCTTGGGGTCAGAAAAGTATCAGCCGGTTTTGACCAGCATCTATGCGGGCCTTGGTATCCCTCCTACTCTTACGGGAGCATCTGCCAGCGGAGGATATACAAATAACTATGTATCTCTAAAAACCCTAATCGAAAGACTTGAATACGGTAGAGAAATACTTGCCCAGTTCTGGAGACAGGAAATAGAGTTTGTCAGAGAGGCTATGGGATTCAGGTTTCCTGCTGAGATACATTTTGATTCCATTGTTCTATCGGATGAAGCCGCTCAGAAAAACCTGCTTATCCAGCTTGCAGACAGAGACATTATATCTCAAGAAACTCTTCTTGAAAGATTCAGAGAGATACCCACCATTGAACGCGTTAGGGTAAGAAGAGAAGAGAGAGAAAGAATGAACGATTCGTCTGCTCCAAAGAAAGCTGGTCCTTATCATAATCCTCAACATAGGAATGATGTAGTCAAAATAGGTATGACTAAGGATATAGTTGATACGGAAGAGTATTTTGATAGACTTGGTATCCCTCATCAGGAAAAAGAAGAGGAGGCGGCACCAAGTCCCAATCCAGTCCAAGAGGAAGTAGAAAAAGAAGAAGAAAGATCAGAGCCAATTAACGACGAGGGTCGTCCTCCCTTCTCTAGGGACACACAGCCCAGAAAACAAAAGCGTGTTTTACCCCGAAGCGGTGAAGCGACAAGTGCAACCTTATGGGCGATTAAAGCACAGGCAAAGATCTCTGATATAATGACGCCCATTGCCTGCTCGCACTTTAAAAAGAAAGACGCTAGGGCCTTAAGCAAGGTGGAGGTTGACCAGTTAGAGTATTTGAAGCTATGTATTCTTACGGGAATGAAACCATTCGTAGATGTAACCCCTGAGCTAGTCAAAGAACTTGTTGAGGCGGGAACAAAACCTAGCTCACAATTCAGTGATAGGGTCGAGGAAAACATAAAAAGCTTCTCTTCTATAAATAACAGGAAGCCAACCGTTCTTGAAACTAGACATATCTACGCCACCGTGTATGCTGGTATGTCCTGTTTTTAACCAAGATTTATCACTGTAATTAGTTTTTTGTGTATTACCCCTCGGAGGAGTACTCAAAAATGAAAATTTACCAACAAGAGATAAACGACGGTTTGGAAAAAGCTCTGTCGGCTAATAATACTATAGCATGTTGTGCTCTAGCAGAGTCTTATAATCCTACCGAAAAAGATATCGAAAATCTAAAGAAGGCCCTTGACTCTAGCGAGGCAGGGAGCGAGTTGGCGATTGCCGAGAACCAAGATCAATTTGATTTATACTATTTAAAGTCTATCTTGGTTAGTACTGGGTGGAATAAGAATGACGATGTTTTTGATCCCAAAGAGATGTGGGAAGCAAGAAACACCCCAGAGGACAAACCTTTTAATTTTATGCACGACGAGAAAGACATAATTGGTCACATCACGGCCAACGAGGTTGTCGATTTTGAGGGAAAAGTTGTTGACGAACAAGATGGCTTACCTAGTCAATTTAACATAGTAACTTCCGCTGTTATATATACTGAGTGGTCAGATGCCGAACAGCGAGAACGAATGAAAAAAATAACGGCGGAAATAGAAGAGGGCAAGTGGTTCGTTTCTATGGAGTGTCTTTTTCCTGAGTTTGATTACGCTTTAGCTAATAAGGACGGAGAGACCAAGATCGTTAAAAGAAATGAGGCTTCCGCCTTTTTAACAAAACACTTAAGATCATATGGAGGAGACGGAATTTACGAAGATTACAGAGTGGGCCGATTGTTAAGAAACTTATCGTTCTCTGGTAAAGGCTTAGTTTCAAAACCAGCTAACCCACGAAGTGTAATTTTGGAAGGAAATGATTTATTTGATGAATCGAAGGCACAAGTTTTAACTATATCTTCATTAAAGGAGAACGATATGTCTGAAAGTTACGAAAAGCAGATCACTGATCTGCAATCGCAGTTAGCAGAGTCTAAGGCTGCTAACAAAGCATTAGAAGACAAGATTGTTGCTGAGCAGCAAGCTGAATTCGATGCTAAACTAACTAACCTTGAAGAAACCATTGCAGAGCAGTCCACAAAGATTGCCGAGCAAGAAGAAGCTTATAAGGTTTTGGCTGAACAAGTTACAAAGCATGAAGCTACCATTGCTGAAAAAGAAGAAGCTATTGCTTCTAAGCAAGAAGAGCTTGATGTTCTGTACAAAAAAGAAGCCGTTATGAAGCGTGTAGCCCAGCTTACAGAAGCAGGGTTTGATGCTGAAGAAGCCACAGCTACTGTGGAAAAATTCGAGTCTGTCAACGATGAAATTTTCGCTGAGGTTGTTGCACTTGCAGCAGTCAAAAAGAAAGCGGAAATGAAAAAGGATGAGGCTAAGCCTTTTCCTCCTAAAAAGGACGAAGACAAAGACGAAGAAAAGGACGCTGAAGCAAAGCCTATGAAAAAGATGGCTGAACTCGACGAAGAGCGAGACGTTGCTGAAGTGGACGAAGAAGCCTTGGCTCAGGCCGAGGAAACAGAAGAAGTTGCTATCGCAGAAGCGATGGGCGAAGACGATCCTGCGGAAAACCTTCGTTCTGTTGCTAGTGAGTGGCTTGGTTCAGTTTTACAATCAAACAACAAGTAATTTCAAAATAAAGGAGATTTCATAATGGCTCTTAAATCAGACCGAAGCACGCTAGCAACCGACATTTCGTTCTTCATGAATGAAGCACAAACTCGGGGTGGTGTTGCTGTTTTAAGCACTGGAGGTTCTGGTGCATCTATGGATAATGGGGCGGCTAAAGTAGTTTATGCAGCCGATCCATCCGGTAAAATCCCTGTGGGTCTTTTGGTTAATGACGTAGTTGATATTGACTTGACTCGTCAACACATTAACCAGCACAAAGACGAAGTACAAAAGGGTGGCAAAGTAACTTTGCTTACCAAAGGATGGGTTGTAACCAACTCTCTGGAAGGTTCCCCTGCTGCTGGAAACCCAGCTTTCTTGGGACACAGTGGTAATATTAGCCCTGCCGACATCGCTAGCGATGACGCCGATTCAGATGGTTCGGGCCGCGTCGTTGGGAGATTCCTCTCTAGCGTTGACCAAAATGGCTATGCTAAAGTTTACATCAACCTTCCTAATACCAACCTATAAAGTAACATAGAAAAGGAGAACATAATAATGTCAATTAAAGATAGACCTAGCCCAGAATTCATCGAATTGCTTAAGCGTTCCGGTGATTCAGATAAAGCTGTCGCTATCCAAGCACAGCGAGAGATCGCTAAGGCATTAGAATTGCCTTTGCGTAAAGGTGTTACTTACGGTGACATCGTTGGTGGTATTTACGAAGCTATGCCACTAGAGCCCGGTGCTACCCCTGAGTTCCCATTGGACCTCTTGGCTCCCGGTACCGAAATTGATCACGTTGCTTTCACTAATCCGGGCAACGGACGTATTCCAGAACGACACGTCGAAGGTGACTACGTTATGATCAATACTTACGGCATCACAAGCTCGATTGACTTCTTGCTTAAGTATGCTCGTGAGGCTAACTGGAACGTTGTTGCAAGAGCTATGCAAGTTCTTGAAGCTTCTTTTGTCAAGAAGATCAACGACGATGGTTGGCACACACTTTTGGCTGCTGCCGTTGACCGTAATATCTTGGTTTACGATGCAGATGCTGCTGCTGGTCAGTTCACTAAGCGATTGGTCAGCCTCATGAAAACCGTTATGCGTCGAAACGGTGGTGGTAACAGTGTTACTGCTCCGGGCCGCTTGACGGATCTTTACTTGTCTCCAGAAGCTATCGAAGATATTCGTAACTGGGGCGTAGATCAGCTTGATGAAGTTTCACGACGTGAAATCTACACCGCTGCTGATGATGGTGGTCCTTTGACTCGAATCTTTGGTGTCAATCTTCATGACATCTTTGAATTCGGTGACAGTCAGGAATACCAAGAGTACTTCGATAACGACCTTGGTGGCTCATTGGCTACTGGCGATGTTGAATTGGTCATCGGTCTTGATCAGGGTGCAAGCGACAGCTTTGTAATGCCTGTCAAGAAGGAAGTTGAGATCTTTGAAGACGAAGCTCTTCATCGTCACCAACGACAAGGCTACTATGGATGGGCCGAACTCGGATTTGGTGTTCTTGACAACCGAAGAATTATCGCTGGATCATTCTAAGAATGACTGGTTGATGACCTAAACGGGAAAAGCCGCTTCAATATTGGGGCGGCTTTTTTCGTATTTTGTGTATACTATGGTGTGGATGCATCACACTTAATAAAATAACAAGGAGCAATAAGCCATGACTGCAATGTCAAACTATTTAGAAAACAAGTTAATTGATCACCTCCTTAGAGATACAGCCTTTTCTGCACCAGCAAACATGTACGTTGGACTAGCTGGAGCATTCGACGCAGCAGAGCTAGAAGCCGGAACATTGACTGGCGAGCTTTCTGGTGGTAGCTATGCTAGGGTCAGTGTTAAAGGAGACGCTAACTGGAGTGCCGGAGGTACTAATGGCCACACGGACAATGAGAATAACATCTCCTTCACTACCGCCACTGGCGACTGGGGATATGTTAGCGGGTTATTTTTAGCCGACGCTTCATCTGGTGGCAACGTAATACTTTACGGTGCCCTTACTACGCCTAAAATAGTGGAAAATGGAGACCAGTTCGTTATCTCGGCAGGTGATCTTGACATTACCTTCGCTTAATTTTTAAATAAGGTTTTAGGTAATGACACAATATGCACGCCCTGACGCAGACAGTGTTGCTGGAAACTGGGAAAATGAGTCTGGTAGTGGTTCAAATCTCTACCAGAGTATAGATGAAAGTACTCCCAGCGACAGTGATTTCTGTATTTCTACAGATGACTTTGGCTCAACCGATACTATGCGTGTTGAGCTTAGTGGTGTCACCGACCCCACTAGTGCGTCTGATCACAAGGTGGTATATAGAGCAAAAGGTACTGATCCCAGCGGCTTTTATGGTATCCCTACCCTCACTGTAACTTTGAAGCAGGGCAGCACCACGATAGCAACGGCTACTAATTCTTCTCTTAGTGGCTCTTTCACGGAATATACTATTACGCTCTCCTCCGCTGAGGCTAATAGTATAACCGACTATACTGATCTCCTTCTTGAGTTTCAAAGAGGCACAAACTTTGTTGGCGGTGGCGAGACTACTAGCGTTTCTTACGCCGCTTTTGAGTGCCCAGATGCTGCGGCGACAGATAATACAGAGTTTCGTGTAGGAGATAGGGTAAAAGAAACCACTACCACAACCGGCACTGGGACACTGAGTCTCGGTGGTGCTGAAACCGGATACCAGACTTTTGTGGCTGGTGTTGGTGATGGTAATATGACCTATTATGTCATAGAAGAAGGCGGAACCACTAACTGGGAAGTTGGAATAGGTAAGGTAACAGATGCCGGTACTGACACGCTTACTAGAGCCACAGTTATAGCTAGCACCAATAGTAATAGCCAACTTGACTTAGCTGCTGGAACACATAATGTGTTTTGTGCGTCTCCATCTAGGATGGAATCAACCGATGTCGTTACCAAGACGACAACCTATACTGTTACTCAATCGGACTCTACTGTATTGTGCGACACTAGTGGCGGTGCGTTTACAGTCACTATGCCTACTGCCGCAGAAGCCTATTCAGGTCTCAAGTTTTTAATTAAAAAAATCACATCAGACGCAAATGTTCTGACCATATCTTCGGGTGCAACTGACTTTGTAACCGAGAGCGGTTCGTTGTCTTCTACCAAAAAGCTTTTCTGTTACGAGGATTTTATAGAGCTTCAATGCATCAGGAGAAACACTACCGGCGACTATATATGGTCTACCGTTAATAAGGGGCTTAGAAGTCATGTGGCCGTCGTCACACAAACCACCCAGCAGACGATTAGCAATGAGACATGGACACAAATTACTTTTAATGAAGACACTATAGAGATTGGTGCTGATGCAGACCACGCCAATAATAAAATCACAATCAAAAGAGCGGGAACCTATCTAATAGGCGGGTATATAAAATATGTAAGCTTAGACTCATCCTCTACCGGAGCTTGCGTCAAGGTTGGTATAACTCCTGACGGCGGATCTATCAGTTATTGGAAGATGGGCACAGCAGCCAACTGGAGTGGTGGCGGCAACGAAGATAAAAGACCAGCTCCGGCTACGTTCTTTGTAAAAGAGCTTGCTGTTGATGATGTAATCACGCTTTACGCTTGGCAAGACGATAACAGTAGTGAAGTCACACTGGTTTCAAGTGATGAAGGGCGACCATATTTACAAGTTCAGGAGATTAGATAAATGGCTTTTGTGACAGTTTCACCAGACCAATCAATGAAGGCAATAGTGTCTCTCGCCGGAGCAACTATGGAGCAGGCGGTATATAGGGATGGAGGACTAGATGTTGAAGGCGTTTCTCAAGCGGATTTAGAAAACGCTTTGGCCACATATATGTCTGATCTAGAAACTTATCTACTAGAGCCAGCCAGAGTTATTAGATACGATGTAATATCCTATCAAGCAAACCAATACATTGAACAGTACTATCCCTCGTTTAGAAGGGAGCTTTTTCTAGCTTTGTCCGAAGAGGCTAGAAACACAGGACTTACCAATAGGTTGGCATACATCAATCAGCTACTAACATGGATAAAGACCGTAGTAGCTCTAGTTATATCTGCCCAAACCGCATTAGCTTCGGAAACGACTATAAGCGGAATTAGAAACTACGACGTAGACTTTTCAGTATTTGATGCAACGAATCCTAATATAACAGTACAAGCGGCTTTAGCGATACCAGACTAAGGGGGGTGATATGACTTACTCAGGAGGCTCTTACAGCTCTGCCCCTTATAGCTCGCTATCTGATGGTGGAACCACACACAATGGTGCAGCGTCACTGTCTGCGACTGGTTCTGTAGCCGCTGCCGGAAATGTCATTCGTGCTGGTTCAGCGTCTTTATCCGCTAGTGCGTCCGTTGCTTCTACCGCAGGTAGAGTAAAGCATGGAGCATCTTCTTTATCCGCAAATGCTACGGCTTCTTTTGCTGGTAACATAATAGCGTCTGGATCGTCATCCGTATCGGCCTCGGCATCCCTGACCTCGTCTGCTTTTGTAACAAAGTTAGGTGCGGCTACTATCACTGCTAGTGCAGCTATTGTTTCCGCTGGCGGTGTAATTAAATATGGAGCATCTTCCCTGTCTGCTAGCGGATCAGTGTCTTCAGCAGGAAATGTTATACGTTCGGGTGCTTCGTCTTTGTCTGCAACTGCTAGTGTAGCAGCAGAGGGCACACAAAGAGATATTGCTTCCGCATCCCTGTCTGCTTCTGCAACCGTAACTTCCGCCGGTTTTGTAAAAAGGTCTGGGTCGGCCTCTTTAACCGCAACCGCGACCTTGGAAGCCGCCACTGGAGACACCCACAACGGACAGGCTTCCCTCAACGCCACCGCCTCTATGTCGTCAGACTCAAATATAATCAGGGGAGGTCAGGCGACACTATCTGCTAGCGGATCTGTTGTCTCTGTTGGCACGGTAAGAAAGTTTGGTGCCGCCTCAATCTCCTGTAGTGGCACGGTTGTCTCTGCGGGATTAGTCCAGAAATTGGGAGCGTCGTCTCTTTCTGCAACAGCGTCAATGTCTGCCGATCCGAAAGCCGTAAAGAGGTCTGGAGCTAGTATCTCAGCTTCTGCCTCTCTAGAGGCTGCCGGTAGATTGGTAGACTACGGAGCCGCCACAATTTCCTGTACCGGAACTGTATCTGCGGGCGGAACGGTAATCAAAAAGGGTTCCTCTTCTTTGTCGGCTGACGCAAGTGTCTCGCCATCAGGAAAGATAAATAAGTTTGGAAGTGCTTCTATTCAGGGCTCAGCCACAATATCCGCATCTGCCGGAAGAGTAAAACACGGAGCATCTTCACTAGACGCTTCAGCGAATATAGTTGCGGTAGGTGGAACTGGGCAATTTGGAGCAGCCAGCTTATCGTCTTCGGCTTCATTGACCGCTAGGGGCGGAATGGACAGAATTGCGTCTTCAGTAGATTTTATTGTGTATATTAATACAGGATCTGATTTTGTCGCAAATATAGACACATCAAGGGACTTTGACGCGGAAATAAATATACGAGAAAATATAACATTTAATTTAGGTTAGGGTAAGAACATGGCAGCAAATGAAATACATGTTAATGACATTGGCACAAACTTTATCATTACCGTGAAAGAAGGCGGGACCATTGTTAATCTTGCTCCGACCACTTCGGTAAATTTACTTTTAATGGGTCCAAACGATACCACCGTAACAAAAACCGCTTCATTTCTTACCGATGGGACTGACGGAAAAATAAAATATCAAACGGTTGCTGGAGACTTAGCGGTTGCGGGAACTTGGAAACTTCAAGCAAAAGTAAACTATGCGACAACGGTTTACCATAGCGACATTCATAATTTTACAGTATTTAAAAATCTGTAATAGGTTTAAAAGGGGAAAACAATATGGCTTGGACAACAGATTTAGTCCTGATGCTTAGAACGCTTATAGGCGATTTAGATTCGGCAAAATATACAGACACTAGACTACAGCAGGTTTTGGTGATTGGAGCATATAATGTCATAAACGACGCCCCATTCAACAATAATTATGTCGTTGATATGAATGCCTTGACCATTTCTCCGGATCCTATATCAAAGGTGGATACCGACTTTAATGTATTGACCACATACAAAAGTGCGTGCATATTACTTGGTAGCGAAGTTAAAACAGAGTCTTCTAATGCAATATCTATCAAAGACGGCCCATCTGCCATTGATCTAAGAGGAGTTACCTCTAGCTTAAACCTAATGTATAAAGACTTTTGTGCTAAGTATGACGAACTACTAAAAAAATACAACTACGAAAAAGGAAGTGGAGATGGTACGCCAGCCGGAACCGCTATTCTTGGGCCATACAGTCCTGCTAGCTGGGGAGTTGGCTACAACGATAATGGCTTCAATGGTAGATATTATTAAAAACAACTTAATCAGGAGAACATAAAATGGCTGTTACAGCAAACATCAAAGGCACCTCGTTTAACGAGGGCGGCGGAGTAACCTTTACTTCAAATACTGGAACTTTCGATAAAGGGCAGTTGGTCAGTGGAGGAATAAATCAGAACACGATGGCTTTACCGGCAGACTCAGCTAAGTTTCATAATGACGCATTGACCCTTTCGATTAATGTTGGTGCAACAACGGCTACACTTGTCGCCGCGACTCCAAATAGATCGGTAGAGGTACTAAGTTACACCATAGTCACCGATTCGGCTACTACGGTCACTTGGAAGTCCGACAGTAATTCTCTTTCAGGCGGAATGACCCTTGCAGCCAATGGTGGTATTTCTTCAAACATTGGAGACACCACGCTATTTACAAATGCGGGCGAGGCTCTTAAATTAACCAACAGTGCTGGAAACGTTAATGGGCACCTTACCTATAGGATAGTATAAAATGCCTTTAAGTATCCCTAGTGGAGTATTTAATACGTACAACGAGGCTGTTGACCTTTTTACTAGGCCAGCAGTTTTGGTGTACCCAGAAAAGAAAGAGCAGTGTCCCAACTGTTATCTTGACACTATGGGAACAAGAAATAGATCTGTTAGCTTTTACAAGCCCGGAGGACCATATCCGTTTGAGAGGGGTATGCCTTGTCCGTATTGTGGAGGCAAGGGATACAAGGCAGTAGAGGCGAAGGAAAGCGTTTCTCTCAGGATATACTATGATAGAAAGTCATGGGTGAATATAGGTATACCACTAGAGATACCAGACGGTTCAGTACAGACTATTTGCGACATGTCTATTCTACCTAAAATAGAAAAATGTAAGTATATGATACCCCAGTACGACGGAATTCAAAACTACGATACTAGTGCTAGATATCAGAGAGGTGGGCCATCATACCCCCAAGGATTTAAGCAAAACCCAACAAAATACGCTGTAACTTTTTGGAATAGAATGAATGGCTAAGACTGGACTAAAAATAATAGAGTCAAACAAGACAATAGAGAAAGAAATAAAAAAGGCTCTCTCTAGGGATATTAATGTAGCTCTACTAAAGTCTACCAACAAAATTAAAAGCAATCTTATTCCCCCAATTAAGTCGGCACTCTTAAGTTCTCCTGAGATCGTATCTCTTCAAAACGGGCTACTGGCGGCGGAGTTTGGTTTAACTTATAACCCTGCGTTTGATATTGTTAACGCTGTTTTAGATACTCTTGAAATAGAGGTTCAAAAGGTTGATGCTAATCTTGTGGGTGGAATCACTATTACTATGCAGCCTTCTGACTTTGCAAATCTTTTAACGTCCTCATTTGCAGAACAGAAGATAGACGGGGGCAGTATACCTTGGCTTCGTTGGCTACTTATTGCTGGGGACACAATTTTAATAGCAGACTTTGGCGTTGAGTTTGGTTCATATGGAAGATCTGGCGGTGCCAGAATGAGAAAAAAATTCGCTCCATATAAAGTAAATAGTGCTTTTTCCGGTACTGCAAACGATAATTTTATTACAAGAGCCATAGAGAGGGCGGGTTCTCAGATTACAGACATATTAAAAAAGGGATTATAAAAAATGGTAGGAACTCCCGATACAAAGCTCTTATATACAAGCAACGCTCAAGATGCCAAGCTTTCAAATATCCTAATAGATAATTTCATAACCTTTTATGATTGGGGGTTTTTGGACGCGGGTCAGTTTTACAATATTAGCGTGCCTCAGTCTGGAATATATGGTGGAGACAGACACAAGCTAAGACTAGTGGACTCTCCTAATTATACGGCTGGTCAGGTCTGGGAGGGCTATCGACAAAACTGGGTTTGGGAGTCAGGTATAGATGGCACCACTCAGCAACCAATAACCATTTCTGGCGTCTATGTAGACAATACTTTTTACGCTACGGGTAATGTTACTAAACCATTCTATGTTGATTATCCCAACGGTAGAGTTGTTTTTGATTCAGCGTTGTCATCAACCAGTTCTGTTCATCTTGAATACAGCCATAAGTGGGTACAAGTTGTTCCCGCACAAGGTATATCTTGGTTCCAACAGTTACAGCAAAGATCTTTTCGCAACGAAGAGGACTTTCAGGTTTCGGGCTCTGGTGGATGGATGAAGCTTGGTCAAACTAGAGTTCAGCTTCCTGCTATTGCTATTGAGGTTGTTCCGGCTACATCTGTCAAGCCGTATGCTTTGGGCGGTGGTCAATGGGTTAATAGTGACGTTGTTTTTTATGTGATGGCTGAAAATCACTGGGAATGTACAAATATAGTAGATACCATCATAACCCAAAACGATAGATCGTTGACACTATTTGATCCAACTCAAGTGGCTATTTCTGGTGCTTCCCCGTTTAATTACAGGAACGAATTAAGGCCCAATGCTATCCCCAGTGGTCTTTACCCTAATCTTGTTCAGTTTCACTCTTGGGATCGTAGAAAATGCTGGATTCACGACTCTAGAGGGTCTACTATTGTAGAGCTTTCGCCTGATTTATATATGGGAACGGCTCGCTGCACCACTGAAGTTAAACCCTTTTAGAGCGTTTTTGTGTATATAGTAGTGGCCTTACCAGAGGACAAACTTTAACAGGAGAACATAAAAAATGGCTCGCAATCAAAGAATATTCTATGCTTGTCAAGCTGTCTGTATCGTCGCTGAGGGAGCAGCTCCTGCTTCCGGAGGTGTCGTCTTGGGCTTGCAGAGTGTTGGCATGTCAGCCAACTTTACTCTAGACCAAGTCTTTGAAATGGGACAGCTTAATATCTATGAAAATATCGAAGACGTTGCCGATATCGAGGTAACTCTTGAAAAAGTTATCGACGGTGAAAAGCTGATCTTTGACTTGGCTAGTGGTGGGGCATGTAAAACTGACCTCGTTACAGCCTCTAAAAATAAGTGTGATGTTTATCTCGCTATTTATGATGACGGTGTTTCCAACGCTACTGGTGCTCCAAGAAATATCTGCTGGAACTCTGGAATGTATACATCTTCTGTATCTTATAGTTACAGTGTTGATGGAAGTGCTACTGAGTCCGTTACCCTTGTTGGTAACAACAGATTCTGGAACTCCGTTAATAACGAAACCAGCACAACAGCAAGTACAAAATGGGGAGCTACTAACCATACCTCTGTATTCAGCGGATCTGATGTTCCTAAGTCTGGTGTTGTTCGTCGTAACAACGTTGACCTTGAAGGTTCTACATTACCCGCTATTCTCAAAGAGCAAAGGGGTGATGACGCAACTGGACTTGGTGGCGGATTCCACATGCAGTCTTGCAGTGTGAGTACTGACATGAGTCAAGAAAACATCTTGGAATTGGGAAGATTTAGCCCCTATACAAGATATGCTACTTTCCCAATCGAAGTTACCTCAGAATTCGAGATCATTGCTACCTCTGGTGACTTGATGACAGTTTCTGGAAACGGTACTAACCTTTCTAATGAAGAGATCGTGATCAAGGATACTGCTGGTACGGTTCTCAACTTGGGAACCAAGAACAAGCTAGCATCTGTTTCTTACTCTGGTGGAGACACCGGTGGTGGAAACGCTACGGTTAGCTACTCTTTCTCTAACTTCAATAGCTTGACCGTTAACGGCGGTAGCTAATGTAGTTTAACTTTAGGACTTAGGATTTTAATTTGGATGATATTTACTACGAAAGAGTTCTGAACAGAATTATACAGGGTCGCCTACGCATAAGGCTAGGCGATCTTGTTTTATTTATAGAAGAACCAAGCCAAGAAATATTAGAGGCTTCTTACGATATATACGACCAGTATTACGATAAAGCGTATTTTGGTGGTGTGTTCATAGAAGAAGAAATTCTTGAGCTATTGATAAATAATGACCTGTGGAGTCCTCTCGACGAGAAGGCCGCCAAGGATTACGAGGAAAAGATAGAGGAATTAAAGGTGCAAGCTTTTAAAAATTTCTACAGTGCCAAAAAGCTATTTGGAATAAAACGGCAACTGAGACACACAGAGCATCTTCTAGGGCAAGCTATCCACAAAAAGAAACAGTTAAATCATGTTACTTGCAAGGGGATTGCTAATTTCGCCAGAAAGAGCTGGATAATTTCTAAAACAACAAAAAACGAAGACGGCTCTTTGTTTGATTTTAAAAAGGTTTCTATATCTAGAATTATGGATATATATGGTGAGCACGTTATTGATACGGCCACTTTCAGAAAGATAGCTAGATCTCAACCTTTCCGTTCTATGTGGACATCGTCTAAGAAAAGGGGAGACGTTTTTGGTAAACCTTCTTCGTGCTTGGATGCAAATCAGCTAGCGGTATGCCAATACTCGTCAATGTATGATAATGTGTACGAAAGCCCAGACGCACCTAAAGAGAAAGCAATAGAGGATGACGATTGTTTAGACGGCTGGTTCATATTACAGAGAAGAAAATATGAAAAAGACAAGAAACAAAGAGAGATTGATGATATGCTGTCTGGAAACGAAAAGATCAAGAACTCACAAGAGATATTCCTAATGGCCCAAGACCAAGAACAGGCCAATGAAATTTTCGACCTAAATGATCCTTTTGCCAGATCAACAATCATAAATAGACAGAACACAATACAAAATGCCAGCGGAGATCTGGTTCACATCAGAGATCTGCCCGACATGCAACAGGATATTAGTATAGCAAGAGTGGCTTCAACAAAAGCTGCGATGGGAAATATGAACAGGAGATAATATGAGATGAATCAGAACCAAGACTACAACTCCTTTCTGCAAAAATCTTTAGACCTTAAAAAGATGCGGGAAGAGAGAAAGAAAGAGGTATCTAGAGAGACACTGTTTAAGTCGTCTAAAAAGAAAATACAGACAACGATGATAGGTGCCTTATCTACTATAGAAGAGGGTTTTGGATTTTTGTGGGGTTTTGATCCAGATGGGGACACTGAGTTAACAGAGGAACAAAGACACTTAAAGGAGATATATGAAGAAGCCAGAGCTAAAATACTAGATAGAGGAAACACCCAGATAAGAAATCTGGAAATAGAATTTAGTAACTATGATATCAACAGAAAAAAACATTACATAAACTTGCCGGTTAAAGAACCCGGTCAACCCAATAGAAACTTAGGAGAAAAAAATGACGGATAATGTAATTATTTCAAGCGAAGATAAAGATGGAAACGAAGTCAAAGTTATGCTTAAAACGGCTAGTGCTCAAGAGTATAGAGACTCTCAGGTCGAGTATAACAAAGCCTTTAGAAAGGCACTTGACTCTGGTGCTCTTTTGAGACAAAAACTTTCTGATTACATGGAAGCACAAGGAATCTGGAACGAAGAAAAACAAAAACAAAACGATGCATACGTACAAAAGATAACCGAAATGGAAACGACTCTTAAGGGTGGTGGTATTCGTTTATCAGAGGCCAAAGCTATAGCACTGGAACTTAGAACTGTCAGGGCTCAGTTCAGAGACTTCTTGTCTGAAAGAAATACGCTTGACCAAAACTCAGCAGAGGGACAGGCAGATAATGCTAGGTTTGCAGAACTTGTTAGACTTTGTATGCTTAACCCAAACACTAGAGAGCCTTATTTTCCAACACAAGATGACTACGATAAATCCGCAGATCAGCCTTGGGTTATGGAGGCTGCTGGTCAACTAGCGAATATGATTTATGGTCTTGATCCAGATTATGACACCAAACTAACAGAAAACAAGTTTCTGAAGGAGTTTGAATTTGTCGATGAGGATCTACGTCTTGTCAACGAAGAGGGGCACTTAGTTGATTCAGAAGGTAGACTAATTAGCGAAGAGGGTCGTTATGTTGCCTACAAAACCAAGAAGGCCCAGAAAGATCAGGACATTGATAAGCGTTATTACGTCAACAGGGATGGCGAAGAACTTGTCGAAGTCGAAGACGAAGATGGTAATATTTCTTGGGAAAAGGTTGGAACCGAAGCGAGAAAGCCATTCTTAGACGACAAAGGTCAGCCTGTAGAGCCTCCAAAGGTTGCCGTTGAAGAGCCCGAAGCTGCCGATGCTACCGAAGAAGAGGTAGCGGAAGAGACCGTGGAAGAAAAGCCTAAAAGAAGGAGAAAAACTACTAAGGCAGAAACTGACACAGAAGCCTAATAATTGTGTAATAAATGTAGGGATGGCATTGTAGGAAAAAACTAGCATTTTTCTTACGTAAAACTATTAAGAAGGCAAAAATGGCAGGTTTCAACTTAACGGCACAGATTCAGTTACAGGCACCAACCAAT